TAAGATAAAAACCGAAATCCTCAACCTGAAACAGAACAGGTTTAACCGAGAGCTGTTACACGAGGATGACATCTTCCAAAAGTACATGGATATAGCGTTCGCCGATATGAGCGATTATGTTGAGTTTGGCAACAAAGAGATTGACATATTAAACAAGGCAACAGGCCAGATGGAAAAGATGAAGGTCAGCTACTTGAACGTCAAGGATTCATGCGAGGTTGACGGTACACTGATAACCGAGATTTCAAAGATAAAGGGGGAGGTCAAGATAAAGCTTGCCGACAGGATGCAGGCTCTCAAATGGATTGCCGACCATATGGACTTGGCAACAGAGGAACAGAAGGCAAGGATAGCGGTGTTAAAGGCCAAGGATACAAATAACAGCGATGAGGGCAGGGAACTCGAAGACTGGATAGAATTTGCCAATACCAATGACAATGACAATGGAAAGGCAGGCGGTGATGATGCAGATGACGGAATCGGACAGGAGGGAGAGACGCAGGGCGTTCTTCCAAGACAGGATACCGAAGTACAGGCTTGACCCAGTGCTGTTCGCCAGAGAGGTGCTGCTGTTCGAGCCTGACGAATGGCAGAGGAAATCACTGCTTGACTTGGCTGGCAGTACAAAGGTTGCGGTAAAGTCAGGGCAGGGCGTTGGCAAGACTGGTATGGAGGCTGTGGCCCTATTGTGGTTTTTAAGCTGCTTCCCATACCCAAGGGTGGTTGCGACAGCCCCCACAAGGCAGCAGCTTAATGACGTGCTGTGGTCTGAGGTAAGCAAGTGGCAGGAAAGGTCACCGCTTCTTAGAAGAATCCTGAAGTGGACGAAGACCTATATATACATGAAGGGATATGAAAAGCGTTGGTTTGCGGTAGCTAGGACTGCTACAAAGCCAGAAAATATGCAAGGCTTCCACGAGGATAATATGCTTTTCATTATTGACGAGGCTTCGGGCGTTGCCGATCCGATTATGGAGGCTATACTCGGAACGCTTTCAGGCGAGAATAATAAGTTATTAATGTGCGGGAACCCCACAAGGACCTCCGGCACATTCTTTGATGCCTTTAATGCTGATAGAAGCCTATATAAATGCCATACAGTATCGTCCGCAGACAGTCCAAGAACTAATAAGCAGAATATTCAATCACTCATACGTAAATATGGTGAGGACAGTAATGTTGTTCGTGTCAGGGTAAAAGGCGAATTTCCAGAGCAGGAGAACGATGTGTTCATCAATATAAGCCTGCTGGAGAGGAGCGTTAAGACCGAGCTGTCAATACCGACAGCCAAAGCACTTGGGGTGTACAGGAACGAAAACGGTGATTTGCAGCCGCCTGATGTAAGCGGTGTATGGCAGATAGACATAGGGTGCGACGTTGCCAGATTCGGAGATGACAAGTCGTGCATAGGGTACAGGATTAATGAAAAGGTGTTCATTTACAAAAAATACAACGGACGGGACACCACATGGACGGCGGGTAACATTGTGGAGCTGTACAAGTGGCTGAAGGCAAAATATAAATTCAAAGGCAGGATACCCGTAAAAATTGATGATGGCGGCGTGGGCGGCGGTGTTGTAGACCAATTGAGGAGCTTTAAACGCACCGACAAGGAGCTGTATGCGGACATGGATATAATACCAGTCAACTTCGGACAGCCTATAAAACACAGATATTATGCTGATTCAACCACATTTATGATGGGCGTAGTCAGGGATTTGATAAGTCCTGTTGATGATGATGGAAACCAGCATAAAGCGGAGGTGATACTTCCTGACGACTCTGACCTTATAGGCCAGCTGTCATGCAGGAGGTATTTTTTTATCAGCAACGGAAAACAGAAGGTGGAAAGCAAGAAGAAAATGAAGGAACGCGGGCTTACGTCCCCCGATGAGGCGGACTGCATTTTGCTAGTATGCCTGCCGACAAGGAAGAAGAGAGGGGCAACGAAGAATGGAAATGGATAATCACAGCAAGCCAAAAGTTGGCGTGCGTATCATAAAACAGCAGGAGATGCAGGAACCGTATACAGTGTTTTACGGTGATAGGGCAAAGCCCATTGAGAAGTCTGACAGGTCGGAACAGCTCCACATAGAGGAGCAGGTAAATGCATCCGACTGGATAGAGCACCCCGTTGACATGTATGGTTTAAAGACACTGGTTGACAATTCAACGATACTCCCGCAGTGCATAAGGGCGTATAAATCCAACATTGCAGGGTTCGGCATAGGCGTTAGGTATTCAAGCGACTATAAAGAGGAAACGGACGAGATGAAGCAGGAGTGGGACACGCTGACGAGGATAATAGACCTTTTCAATATAGATTGTATGTCTAAGGAAGTATTTGAAAAGCTCATAACAGACAGGGAGACATATGGCGTTTCATATGCCGAGGTAATAAGGGATATGGAGGGAAATGTTGTACAATTGGAATTTATAACTGACACACCTTCGGTAGATATGACATACCCTCTGCTACCATACATCGAGGTGGGTTACTTCTACAAAGGCGAAATAGTTACACGCAAAAAGAAGTTCCGCAAATTCAGGCAGAACGTCGGCGGGAAAACCGTATATTTCAAGGAGTTCGGCGACACGAGAATAATGGATAAGCGCTCAGGAATGTACTGGAGCGAGGGTGATGAAGAAATAGAAATAGATAATCAGGCAAACGAGCTGATTGAATTCCCACTTGGAAACAAGCCGTACGGAGAGGTACGTTGGATTGGCGATGTACTCACTGTGGATGGGAACAGGAGAGCTGAAGTGCTGAACAATAACTATTTCCGCAGGGGAAGGCATACGCCCCTTATGATACTTGTAAAAGGCGGAACGCTTTCGGAGTCATCTTTTGAAAAGCTGCAGGCCTATATGAATGAAATCGAGGGGGAGAAGGGGCAGCACTCCTTCCTTGTACTGGAAACGGACACGCTTGAGTCCAGTGCGGCATTCACAGATGAAAAACAGCCAGATATTGAAGTTAAGGACATGGCTGCTATATTACAGAAAGACGAGCTGTTCCAGGAATATCAGGAGAAGGGGCGCAAGAAGGTCCAATCGGCGTTCCTGCTTCCAGACCTCTACACAGGCTATACAACAGACTTCAACAGAGCAACGGCGCAAACTGCCATGGAGGTTACAGAGAAGCAGGTGTTCCAGCCCGAACGTGAATCCATCTCTTGGATAATAAATAACAAACTGCTGAACGGTTACAATTTCAAATACGTCGAGGCCTACCTGAAGGAACCTGACACAACGAACCCCGACGATATACAGAAGATACTGAACATCACTGAAAGAGCGGGTGGACTTACGCCAAACGTGGCAAAGGAATACACGTACAAGACACTCGGAAAAGATGGATGCGAGGATTATCCAGAGGAATGGGGAGACACACCGCTTGCATACTCCAAGGCGGTCATGCCAAGCCAAGCCGCATCGATTACACCCGACGATATGAGACAGCTTGACAGACAGATATCCAAGGCGTCATCTTATGACGAGGAAATTGTCCCAGTACTCATGGAGATAAAGAAGGTGTTGAACGGATACAGTGGGAAGGCTGGTGATTGACATGGAACCAAAGCGGCATACAGCGTATTACACAGCCATAGCCAAGGCGCTTATATCAAACGCCGACGGAATTATAAACGCCATAGACAGATACCTTGCAAAGGCGGACGAAGACCTCGAAAAGACACTCGACAACGAGGGATACGCAGATGCAGAGGGGACTGTGGGGGCGATTAATGACCTTGCGGAAGACATTGCCGACATACTAAGCGAGCAGACTGACAATCTTGTGGAAACCCTTGAATCATGCGAGGGGAAGGACTGGAAGACCACAAGGAAGAAAGTAGATAAGATGCTTGATGAGGACGAGACGGCAGAGATGATAGAGGACGTTGCCCTAGAAATGTACATAGAGGTTGTGCCCGAGCTTGCCACCTCATATATGCAGGGCGTTGAAGGCGACATGGCGGTAGATACACTCAGACAGCGTACAAGCGACTGGCTTGTGTCATGGAGCCAGAGGCTCGGCGAGCTGATGAAGACCACGAGTCACAATCAGATAACCAACGCCATACAGGAGACGATAGACAATGGCGATGACATAGCCACCCTCACAAGGAGGATACAGGAGGGCGGTTGGAGAAGCGAATACTATCAGGCTAAAAGGGTTGCCGTAACCGAAGTACTGAGGGCACACAGCGTTGCACAGGAGGAGGCAATCCAGCAGAGCCCCGCCACCGACAGAAAGATATGGAGGCACACAGGGGCGCACAAAAACCAACCACGCCAGAACCACGTCGATATGGACGGGCAGATTGTGCCGAAGGACCAGCCATTTGAGATGAAGGGGATAAAGGGCGGCACGTATAGTCCCATGTACCCAAGGGATCCGTCG